TAGTGTACCCATTTGCATTTCCGTGATTCACGTTAGTTAAAGCTAAGTTCTTATATTCTGTAATTTTGAATAAATTTTCCACTTTATCCGAAAGTCCAACATTCGTAATATCCACAAATTTAGTAATATCGAAACTTGTACTTGTGTGACTCTGTATGCACTTGTATATTTTCCCATCAGTCAAATCATTTATATACCATTTCCCAGCTTCTTTATTTTCAACTTTACTTACATATCCACCTAATGTTTGTCCTATTGCTTGTTTCCAAGTTTCCGCATCTATTGCATTTCCTGCTTCTGTTCCAAATTTTACAATACCCTCTTTTTCTTTTGTTGCGTTGGAAGTCTGATTATCAAAGTGTTCCAACAGTTCATACACTTTCATAAAATTCCTTGAAACTTTTCTTAAATCAGCGACTGTATCTAATTGAAACAGTTCAAATAATTCATTTTGAGTAGTTGCAGGTATAAAGGTATTTTCATTTATATTTTTTATTAAATCTAGTGTTGTTTGTTTCATTTTTTCTCCCTTCATTTAATATACAATTTTTATGTCGTACCAAATTGGTATAACTTCATAAATCAATTCCAGCCAGTAATCTAAATACTCTTTATCTACAGTGCTAGAATGAAAATCTACAATATACTGAAAATTATTTTTATCATTCGTTATTGTTACGTTGCCGTTATAGATAAAATATAGTTTCATTGTGTCTTTGAAATTCTGTAAAGTGGTTGCACGCCTTAAAATACGTTTGGAAATAATTCTGTTTATTTTAAAAATTGTCGATAAATTTTTACTTGATATTAATTTATAATGTTCTTCAAACTCTTCTAAGACTTCATTTCTTGCCGTTATAAATCTTCTGTTTTTTACTAATGTTCCAATTATAAATTCCAGTGATTTTAATTCAAGATCCGCAAAATGAAATACATCTTGTATAAGATTTGAATTTCTGAATATTCCTGGAAGGGAATTTATCATACTGTTGTAGTAATCATTTTTAGCAAGATTGTATATAACATCAGCATAATCATTGTCGTATGAAAAAATTAACGGGAACTTTTTTTCAGTAATTTTTTGTGTAAAGTTTACATAATCATCCAGTCCAATGAAAAATGAAAAATCACTCACTTTATAATTTAATAATTCTGATACTGTCATTTCAGATAATTTATTTGTATGTTTCACAAAATTTGCTACTTTAGGATTGCTTTTGATTAAAGCAAAATCATTATTTCTACCATCATTTACGAAATCTTTTACATAGAAATTTGATAATTCGCTTATATTAAAATTATCTTTTATATATTCAACTGACTTCTGGTGTACATTTTTTACCATTAATTTCTAAATCCTATCACATAAAAGTTTTTTGCTATTTCATACTGCATTAAAGCGTAAATTATTACCTCATCTCTTACGTCAAAAGTAGCAAAATTTATTAAATTTCCATCAGTCAATGAATCATATATTCCAATTCCTATAATACGCCCCCAATCTTCCCTTGCTTCAGGAAATTTCACAGAAGCCACGTTGCTTGTTTCGTTTGATGAAGTTGAAGCAAAGTTTATAACTCTTCTGGCATATGAAGCTGATACAAGTTCTGTTGCATTCTCTTTTCCATTTGTTCCCGTTGTTATAGCCGTCAAAAGCCCCGCATAATATGTTTTGCCTTCAAATAAATTGTTTAATATTTTTGCTTTTGCAGCCATTGTAAATCCGCTCATTTTATCCTCCTAATCCAAAGTTTTTAATGTTATATTCAAGACACTTGCTAAATCCTCGTCATCCAATACAACATCCTCTTTTGTATTATTGATGTCTATATTTGATATTTTCTTAAATGCTTTTATTTCCAGCAATTTATCAATTATTTCTGCATAATAAATTCTATTTTCCTCAAATAATTTATCCAAAAATACTTGATTTAAAGTGTTTTTTGTAAGTTCAATTGCACTTTCTTCGTTATATTCCTTATTTAACACAGCTTCAAACGTAAGATTTATACTTTTTCCCTTAATTGTCTTTATAGTAAATTCGGCATCCGTTATAATTTCATTATCCAGATACGCTTTTATCGCATTCAGCTCTTCATCTTTTAGTTTTATATCTGATTTGCCGATTCCAATAATCTTAGCTGTGCCCTTGCCATTCCATCTCGGAATTATTCTTAATTTTTTGATATTTTCAAAATTGGCTAATATCATTTCTCTTATCATATTTGCATTATAATTCACGCTCGGACTAGATAATATCTTTCTTCTACGTTCCCGCAAGTCTGCGTCACTTTCCTCATCTGCTCCGTTTGAAATATTACTAAGATTTTCCACCCTTTCAAGTCCTGCATAATTTTTGGAAAATTTATTTATCTCTCCAATTCCGCAATTACCAATTTCTCCAGCAGTATTTGCAACTATATTAACATCACTATAACCAACTGTTCCAGTTGATTTATACGCAACTATTTTTGTTTCAGTTATAGTATATGTACAATTATTGCTTGCAACAGTCATTCCGTTTTCAATTAACGTTCCACTTGTCCCGTAAATCCTAACCATTCCAGTTGCAGCAGTTGCTTTTTTTCTAAAAATATAATCTTCGCTACAAATACTATCAAGATATATACCTTCAGCAGTTGCAACATTGTATTTTTTTGACATTTCCTCATATAGTTTCTGCTGTACAATTAATTCCGTTGAAAATGCTCTCACAATATCCGCTGTAAAACTTCCAACAACATCACTATACTTACTCATAAAACTTCCGTTAAAAATATTATTGACAAGTTCGTTTGTATCTTCCTCGTAAACATCTATATCTTCCCTTGTAACCATAAATACCCCCTTTCACTATAAAAGATTGTCAAATTCAAAAGTTTCACTGATATTTAGAGTTCCTTCTTCATCTTTTAGAATTACATTAAACTCAAATGTCAGTCTATCCTCTTTAAAATCTGAATAATAATTATTAATAGATTTTATATACTCATGTTCTTTAAGTGCAGTTAGTATTTCACGTTTTATTTCACTTTGTGCATAATCCTGATAAAGCGGATTTATTCCACGATACTTATTTATTCCAATACCAAAAGGAAAAACATCCTTATAGTAAACTCTCCAAGCATTTTTAGTAACAATTAAGCACTTTATAATCCACTGCTTTACAATTTCTTTCTTTGTTGTTAAAAGAACAGGGGTACCTTTTTCATAAACAAAATCACCTTTTTTAAAATCCCATTTCAAATCAAAATAAATGTCAGAATTATCATACACAATATTTTTATTGCTAGAATATGTATCAAGTGCTGTAATTGCTGAATTAGGTAACATTTCTACTCACCTGCCTTATAATAATAAGCCTTGTCTACCAAATAAAACTTTTTCTGATTCTTAAATTCGTTTAATATGACTTCATCGCCAACCTTTAATTCGTCAGTCCATTTATTCGTTCCGCTGGCTTTATATGTCCCTTTCGCCTTTATTTTGTTATGAATATTTCCGCCAGAATCTTGATTTTCACTATCAGTTACATCTATTTCAATATTCCCTTTAACTTCAAATTCTCTAGTATATCCAGCCACTTTCTCCCAAGCTACAACAATTCTATCTGCTTTTAATATTATTCTTTCATCAATTTGAACTTCCAAGTTTGGAGGTGCTTTTACAATTTTTCCTAAGAAAGGACCATTCCAGTCAGGATTATCAAAGTTCTCCCTTAAAATTTTAGCTAAATTATCAAATGCCTTGCTAGGCTCAGAATATTTTGCCTCATCAGGTTGCAATACTTTGTCTTTCATGCTTATTCCTCACTTTCTAACTCTTTTACCAGTTCCAAAGTTAAACTCATAAAATAAATATTTACCCCATAAAAGCTGTACTTTTGGCTAAAATTATGATTAACGCTTTTAACTTCAAATATTCCAGCAATTCCTGTACTGTTTTTAGGAATACTTACTAAATCCCCGGCACGTAAAATAGGTATTCCTGGAACGGTTAAAGTAAAAGTCTTCTCAAGTTTATTTTTCTCTTTTAAGACATTTGCCGCTTTTATTGGTTTTTTCTCTTTTTGCTTTTTTTTACTTTTTTTAGATGTTTTAGAATTTTCAATCTTTTTGCCTTTGTTATTTCTTGAATCTTTGTCATCTTTTTTACTTTTTCTGTTACGTTTTGAATTTCTAGTTTTCCCAGCCATTATTTTTTGCCTTTCTTAGCTGTATTTTTGTTGCGTTTTGAATTTTTTGTTTTTTTACCTTTATTATTTTTATCTTCTTTCTTACCTTTTCCATCTTTTTTATTATTCTTATCCTTGCTTCTACCTTTTTTAGCCGATTTATCTTGATTATTTTTCTCCTGTTTAACAACATACTGCAATAATCCGTATTTTTTAATATTTTCGTTGTCTTTCGCTGTATCAACCTTATTCATTTTTTCATCATCACCATCAACTACAATTATGCTATTTTTCATATTTTCAAAACTTGATGTATAGCTTGCGTCTTTAATAAAGTTAAAAATATTTACATATCCATTTCCAACATATACTTGGTATTCTTTGGGCTGTGTTTCTCCATCCAAGTATTTATCACTATTTCTTTTGAAAAAATGAAAAGCATTGTCTTTAAAATAAAAATGCCAGTTTTCACCTTTATCCTCTTTTATTGTTTCTATAATTTTTTTTATTATATCCGCAATAGTTTCCTTATAATAATACTCATCTATTTTCACATCACAGTTTTCTATAGTTCCAACAGGCATATCAAACTCTTTGAGCATTTTTGTTACACATTCTCCTGCTGGAAGTTTATCAAATTGAAATATTTCAGAAATACGTGATATATAAAAACTTGGATCGTATGCTGTAAACTTAGGACCTTTATTATTAACACTAATTTTAGGGATAATACCTTGAAATATTAATGTGTCAGCATTATCATAGAGTTCTACAAAATAAGCCCCCTTATCCAAGTCAATCGTATGATATGGCATATTTTCTCTGTAATTGTAAGCTAGTTCAAATTCCATTTGAGCCGTTATATTTTCAATACTGCTTGAAAGTTGTATATTATCTTTTACAATACTTGTTAAATCATATCTTTTCTCATCAGGATCTGTTACAATTATTTTCATACTCTATCCACTCACCTTGTAAAATAATTTTTCTTCCGGATTATCAGCTTCTGTGATGTCGCTAAACTCTGGATATTCCTCAAATTCAATTTCAAAGTTCAATGTTCCTGTAACGTCAAAATTGGCTTCAAATTTATTCACGGTTGCTAAAAAATTCAAGTCCACAGGATTTAAGATTGATGTTAATGTTCCTTTACCCAATTTTCCAACTAAAATTAGTCGTATAGGCTTATCTGACATCTCTAGTGATTTAAACAGTAAAAAAGTAGTAAAGGGATCTAACAAATGATGTGTTGCGAAATTATATTTCTGTTCCGGAATAATAGAAGAAAAAGCCAGAGACTGCAATTTATTTTTGAGCTTTAATATACCGTTTACCGTATCAATGCTTTCCCAGCCACCAATGCTTTTAAACTTCAGTTCACTTGGAGGTACTGGGAATAAATAAAACTCTTTTAGTTCTGCCATTTTATCATTTATTTGAGAAAAAATAGGATTTTGTCCGCTTACGCTGCTCATCTTATCTGATAGCATCTTTTTGGCTTTTTCAATGAAATTATTATCCCCTAATTTTTGATTTAAAAAATCGATTGTATTAAAAGAATTACTGCCCAAAAAATTCAAGTCCTTATAATTTACACTTTCATCAAATTTTATATACACTTTATAATCTAGTAACCCCATAACCTATCCTTTCTGCAAACTTGCTGCAATTTTATTCGCTATTGCATCTCCACTTGGAGCAGCAGGCACATTCACATTAATTTTTATAGCATGGATTGCTCCCACAACTTCTCCTAATTTTCCAACAATAGCACTTTTAGTTGCCGCCATTTCTGCTTTCAGCGCACTCATTTCTGCTTTCAATTCACCAAGCAAACTGTTTCTAGTAACATCTTGTAGATTACCTTTAATGTCACTGCTAACTTGTTGAACTGCTTGTTGAACATTGCTAAATGCCGACGGATCAATTTTCATTTGGGTATTTGACAGACTAGCTGGATCAATAGGAACTTTTGCCGTTGGATCTAATTTTATAGTTTGGGGCTGTGCAGGTGTTGCCACTTGCGGTACTTGTTGCATACTCATACCTGCAAGTTGTCCGTTCGCTCCCATTTGAGCCATTTGGGTGTTAATTTGAGCATTTATGTCAACTTGTTTTTCAGTTGGTTTCGCAGCTTCATTGTTTAATTCTTCCATTCCTTTTTTAACTTCATTTATTGCTTCAGTAGCCTGTTTTGCGTCATCTTTTCCAAATAATTTTTTAAAGAATCCACCAACTTTTGAAATAATTTTTCCAAAGAATAAGAATGATTCTGTGATTGCTCTCACTGCAAATCCAAGTACACCTCCAATTATTTGTGCTAAACCTGTTAAAAGTGGCATTATAAATTGCAACGCACCACCTACAACACTTGCTATTGTGCTAAAAGCTCCTGAAATTGTACTTGCAAAATTTTGCCCCTGTGAACCAGCAAGTCCAGCAGCGCTCATAAAACTACCCAACAAGTTAATGATAATCCCAAAAACAGCATTAAATATCGCTCCTATAATTGATATTGAAGCACCAATAAAAGAAAATACAGCTGTCAATACGTTGCCAATTCCTTGAAACGTTGCACTAAACTGACTTCCGTTTGACTGTATAGTTTGAAAAAATCCGCTAATACTACTAGCCCAGCCACTTATAAGAGGCAAAAAAGATTGCCCCATGCTTGCAAAAGCTGAGCCTATTGCTGGAAAAGCTCCTTCAATCCCTTGAATCACTTGAGAAGCCATTGGAGTTATCGCTTGTCCTGCTTCTATCATACCTCTAGCCATTGAAGCCTTCATTCTTTCCATCGACGGACCTATGCCTTGATTCATTTGTTTAAATGCTTGTTCAGTAGCACCATCGGAATTTTGCATTTCTTTCATATTTTCTGCAAAAGCTCCTGCGTTTTTCCCAGTAACAGATAATGCAAAAGACCCAGCTTCTACGCTTCCAAAAAATTCGTTAATATTTTTACCAGTTTTTTGTGCATGCTGATCTAACGCTTGCATTGCAGTCTGTAAATTTCCACCTTGTGCTATAAAATCTTTAAATGATTTTCCTGTTGCTTTTTTAAATTCCTGCGAAGCCTTAGATGAACCTTTAGAAAATTCACTGAACGCCGCTTTCATCTGTGTCATTGTTTCGCTTGTTGGCGTCCCTTTTGCTGTCATAGTTGCCACTACTGCTGTCAAATCACTAAATTGAACACCTAAGCTGCTCGCAATTGGTGATACTTGGGCAATACTTCCAGCCATTTCACCAAAAGTAGTTTTACCTTTTCGTACAGCTGTAAACATTAAATCACTAGCTTTCTTCGCACTTATATTTTCTTTTCCAAAAGCATTTACAACTGAGCTTATTCCATCTACTGCAATTGCTGTATCATTCAATCCAGACGCTATTGTTGCTTGTTGTGCAACATCCAAAAATCCTCTTATATCATTAGTGGAAACCCCAGCAGAAAGAGCCTGGTACATTGACTCTGATATATTTTCAGCTGCTTTCCCATACTTTTCAGATAAATCTAGCACATCTTTACCTAATTTGTCTTTGGTTTGTTGCGAAGCGTTAGGCAACATTGTATAAACCATATTCATTCCTTTTTGGAATTCCCCTGAAGCCTTTAATGCTTTTACACCAAATCCTGCTGTAGCCGCAGTAAGTGCACCAATAGCAAGAATAGTTGCCCCAACAGGACCAGTTGCAAGCCCTACGAGTCCGCTAATTGCACTACTGATAGCACCAAGTCCCCCACCAGTAACACTAGCTGAGGATACGATATTAAAAAGATTTTTCAATTTAGAACCCAAATCACTAATTTTTCCACCTATACTATTTCCCAAAAATGAAAAAGCCTTTTTACCAGCCTCTCCTACTTTTTTCAACGGACTAATCAATCCACTAAATTTACTCCCGATTTTACTTATAGTATCTGGTATTTTATTACCTAAAGATTTTGATAGTGTTTCTCCCACATCTCTTCCAAGCGTGTTCAATTTCTCAAAGGCTTCTGCTGTTTTATCACTACTCTTACCTAAATCCTCAGCACCATCTGCCGCCTTTTTAGAACTTTCAGATAATTTATCAGCACTTTCAGAAGCCTTGGTGTTACTGTCGCCTAATTTTTCTACATCGTCTCCAGCTTCATTTGCAGCGTTCGCAACTTCACTTAAGCTATTTTCTAGCTCATCATTTCCGCCGGTTGCTTCTTTAACAGCATTCGCTACACTTTCCAAGCTATTTTGCAAAGTTTCGTTACCACTTGTACCTTGTTGCGCTCCCTGTGCTAGTTTTCCAAAACTTTCAGATAACGAATTAAAATGAGATATAGCACTTTCTATTCCGTCTACATTTACCTGTATTGCTATAACATTATCCGCCATATCCCATCACTCCCAACCTTGCATATTCGTTAAATTCCTCACGTTTCTGTTCCTGTGCAATTTCATAAGCGACTACATAATAATGCCACATATTTTCATTCTCTATATCTGAAAAATCCTTTGGTGTCCAGCCTTTTTGCATATAATAAATTATTGCATTAAGTTCAACATCCGTCTTATTTTCATCTATTTTTTTTTTAGTGCAACAACATTAGGATTTTTGTTTTCATTAAATAATTCAGTTTGTTTATTCACAACCAGCATAAATATTTCTAAAATTTCTTCATTATTAAAAAAATCTTTGAATACTGATACTCGGCTTTGAGCATTTAATTCTGCCATCAATTCTCCAGAAAGTTCTGTAAAGTTCGGCTCTATAAAAGTATCAAATAAATATTCACATATAACAGAATTTGATTTTGTGATTTTTTCAGTAAATATCCGCTGCATTTCCTTTTTAGCGATACTAAAATCAGTAATACCCATTTTGGTGCATAAATTTACAAATTCCTGAAAATCAGGAACTTTTAACTTAAATTTAGTATCTTTGTAACTTTTTAAAGTAAATTCTATTGTTGATTTTTCTTCTCTGTATTTACTTGCTTCTTCACGTTTTTTCAGCAATTCTTTTAAATCCATAATTTACTCCTTTCTTTCTAAATTAACTCAACAGCTTTAAGATTGATTGGAAGATATCCAATTTTTAGCTCTTCATTCATTTCTTCTCCACGCTTAGCTTCCAAAGAAAATCCATCCTTATTCCAGCAATCAGTAATTCTTATAGCTTCTGCTCCTGCTACATCAGGATCATCTATTTGAAAATACAATTCAAAATATACTTCATTTCCTTTAGCCAATTTTGTAAATTTCTTAAACCAGTTTGAGTTTAATTTATATCTTTTAATCGTGCCTTCTCCACTTGCTCCAACAATTTTTTCACCTTTTTGTCCTCCAGGAAGCCAGACTTCTTTTCTCTCTATTTTCGTTTCAATTTTTATTTCAGATACTTCCGCAAATACTTCACCATCAATCATAAGTGTTCCGTGTGAGCCAGACATTACCTGATTAGCCTTAAATATATCCATTTTTTAATCACTCCTTTTCTAACTTTGGATTATCGCCTTTCCATAAAAGTCTTCCATACAATCAAGTGGCATAAGTTCATCACATTTCGCATAAACAACATCAACCGTATTAATTCTACGCAATCTTGCTTCACTCATTTTGTCCACTTCATCTCTTGATATACCTTTTTCTGTCATTAAATAAAGTTTGTGCTGCTCTATATCAATATCAAAAGTATTTGAATAATCTGGATCAAGTATTCCCTGGTTCATAAGACTTTGAGTATAAGCATTAACCGCATTCAAAAAAGCCATTTTATTTAAATAACCATTTAATCTCGCACCTTTATAATCATTCCAAGATTTTTTCAAGTCTTCAGTAATTATAAATAAACTTCTTACAACTTTAACTTTACTAAATCTACGCTGTTTTTTTGTGTCAGGTGTTATAAACGAAGTAACTCCACGATTAATTACATAGTAGCTAATACCGCTGTCGTCACGTTGAACGCTAACCGCAATTTTACCTTTTTTTGTAATTTTACCTGGTTCTGCTGGAATATCACATTTATCCAAGAATCCCATTTTCATATTTGTGATACTTCTCGAAATAGGACATCCTGCCTCTAGGCTTGCTATAGCCAACGCAAATTCCTTATCACTGTATTCATGTCCATTTACAACTGCTCCTGTTATTCCATTATTTATAATTGCATGATGATCTGGCGCTTTATCGCTTGCTACAAACGTAAAAAAATGTGCCTGATTAAAGTCTAATGCCAGTTTACCAAGTTCTGTATTATGCCGACTTTTTGCATAGCTAATTAAATCATCTGTCTCACTTTCAGTAGCTTTTGGTATAACAATGCTGTCAACATCATTTTCTAAATCGCTTAATATGTCAGTTATTTTTACGCTATCTCTAGTGTCTTCTTTCACTCTACGAACTATAACCTTATATGGACTTCCTACAAATGCCAAATCTTTCAAAAGATTGTAATTGTCATTATCCCAGTCTGTCTGTAATACGTCTCCTCTGCTGGCATAAACGTGTTTTTCTGTGTCTTTCGTGCTATCGAACAGTACCACACCAACAACGCCCTGTTCACTTCTTGCTATTGCTGTTCCTGCTCTTTCTTCAATTTCCAAAACAAATTTTGGACTTCCATTCATTTTTAATCCTCTCCTTTATCAAAGAACTGAAATTATCCAGTCTTATGCTTCTATTTTTCATTATTCAGATATATATGTTCAACAGGTTTGTATTCTTCTTTATTCTCAATTACATACTTTATTGGAAAAGAGGTATCAAATACTCCTGTTATCAAACATACCCTTAATGTTTCTTTTTTTTCTTGTGCTCTCAGCTCTCCAAATTGCATTTCCATTTTAGGTGCAAAAAATATTTTTTTGTTTTCATCCAAATCCTGTATTTTCTTTTGAATATCTAATGCCTGTAAAATAAAACTTCCTAAATCATCTTGTACTTTAGGCTTTATGATATAAAAATTCAGTGTAGCATTGTAATGTTTTGCATTATTGATTGTAATATTAGATATTTCACATATTACAGAATTTATTACAAAATCTTCTGCTTCCAAATCATCTGTTATATAAAATTCATAGTCAGGATAATCTTTTTTTAACTTTTCTTTAAATTTTTTAAATACTACATCAAACATCTTATCAACTCCTAAAACCTATAAATTCTGCCGTATCTATTATCATTCAAAAGACTTGAGCCACTGTTTTCAGAACTTCCTTTTAAACTTTCTAGCAATTTATAAAGCGTATCTCTTTTATCTTCTGATATTTTCTCTTTTTCCAAACTTTCGTATATTTTCCAAGCCACATAAAGCTCTTGCAATATTCTTTTTGTATCAGAATCTAAAAAATTATACTTTTCTCCACCTATAAATACCGTTACAAAAGTTTTACAATCTGGTATAAGCTGATTATCAATATAGTCAATAAATTCTTGTGCCGTTCTTTTGGAATATCTGCAAACTTCAATTGCTACCACCTTTGGAATATATGGCACTTTTTCAAATAGTTTTTCATCCAGTTTTGTATCAGAAGTAACTCCATTTTCAGAAGCTACTCCCACTTTTTCCAACATTTCTACCACCTACTATTTTGAATTAGGCACAATTGATATACTATCAGTATTTTGAATCTCATATCTAACAATTAAATCTTTAAGTGCAACTACTGGAGCAAATGCTGATTTACAAAACATTTTTGCTCTTGCTGTTTCTTTATTAGCAGGCGTTTCATCTAATATTTCTTTTCCAACAAACACAAATGGTTTTCCAGATGTATCCACTGCCTCAAGTGCTGCAAATACAGGAACCAAAGCATTGTCATTTGAAAGGTAAATCATATTATCTGTCGGTATGTTGTTACCATTAAAGTCCTGTGCTGTTCTTAACTTAGATATTCTTTGCCCCAGCAAGTCCAAATACACTTGTTTTTCATCAGCAGATAGCCCAATTGAATTAGAATAAGCCTTGGCTATTTCAATAAATTCATTGTTCTTAATTAATTTATCAAATAATGTTCTCCCTAATTCTATTCTGTCAGGCATTACTCCATTCACTTTCTCGTAATCGTCAATTATGTCAAAGAAAAACGTAACCCAGTTATCAATCTTTTTAGCATCCTTTTTAGTTGGCGTGTTAAATTCAAAGTTGATTTCCGTACCTGAATTAGCTTGTATGTATTTACCTTGTAAGAAAGCATTTGCAGCCATTTTTTCTTTTGTTTTCAGTATCGCATTTTTCAATTTCAGCAATAATCTGTCTTCCTGATATTTTTGAGGATCTATCATTTGTCCATTAATAAATGTGGCAGTTCCTCCATTCATTATTGGTTTTAATTCATAAGAAGCTGCAACAATATCTGGCGTTATTGCCAAACTGTTCATATTATTTACTTTTATAAAAGGAATTTCGCTCCCACGCTCAATAATGCTTGCTTCTACTAAATAGTCATTTAAATCTTTCAACAATATTGTTTCATTATCACTTAAATATTCTGGATTTGCATTTTCAAATCTCGTTAAATAATGTGTTTGCACTTTTGGCTGCACTACAGCAAATAATGCCATTAATTTTAATTGAATATCACTTAACATTTTTTATCATCTCCTATTTTTTTATATTATCAAATCTAACATTAATACCATATTTATCTAAATTATCAAGTGCTGCATAGTCTGTTTCAGTTACTCCAATTACAAGAGTTCCGTCAATATCACTAGCCCTTACAACTTGTATTTTCAAATCTTCACTTGTTGCATCCACATCTTCATCCACACCAACATAAAAAGTTTTTGGCAATTTACCTCCAGGCGTACCAGATTCATATTTCTTATATTTTCCAGTAGCTGTATCATAAATTAACGCCTGCCCATACTTTATAACTTCACCTTGTGCCAATGTCACTGTTTTCCTTGGTATAAATTCATTCAGCACAATGTCTTTCTTTTCATCTTTACCTAAAAATTTAACTCTATTTCTCATTATTATTACTCCTTTACTTTAAATTATTTTAAGCCATTTCTAGCTTTATATCCTGCTATTTCATCAGCTATCATTTGCTGCTGTCTTGAGATATTATCATCATCGCTGCCAAATTCTAATGGTTTATGTCCGCCATAACTTGGTAAATTTTCAAATAACTTAGATAAAATATCACTTGATTTTACTGTTTGGCTATTACCATTTTCAGAAAATTCAATAACTCCGTTATTACTAGCCAAAGACTGTTTAACAAACTCTTCAATCCCTAATTTCTTTAAAGCAGGGGCGTTATTTTATTAGAATTTTTTAACATAAATTCTTTTATTTCCTGTTCTCTTGCAAATTCTTTTTTAACTTCCTCTCTAATTTCATCTTCTGTTTTTTCAGGCTCCTTGTCTTTTGGAATTTCAATTTTTTGTAATTCTTCTTTTGATAATGTTTTTAGCACTTCATTGACTGCCTTTATTTTATCTTCGCCGCCTGATTCCAATAATTTTTTCAATATTTCATCAAAATTCATTTCACCATTTCCTCCATCATTATTTTTATCATTACTAAATTCAATTATACTTTTCTGATTTATCCAATCCATTTCAAAGCCTTGTGAAAACTCACCGTTTGCAAAACTTCCGCTATTACTTACAGCAGGTTCTACTCCTACAGGCAACGCTCCTACACGTGTTATTTCTCCATTTTCTATTTCCACAGATAACCTATCTACTTTTCGGTTTCTAAACTCTCCTTTGTTAAATATCTCGACATCATTATCGATTATTTCATCATCTTTTACAGAAATATTTTTAAACTTCCCGATAACAGGTATTTCATTCCTGAGCATTCCTAATTTTGTAAATTCGCTTGTATGAAACGGAATCACATCCAATTCCTTTTTGTTATTTATAAGATAATTGCTCATTACTCCATTTCCCTTTTGTTCCATAATCCCCAGCTTTAAATAATACAAATGGCATTTTATTCCTCCTCTCTTTTAAAATTTCTATATAATAAAAAATTCGGCTATTAACCGAACTTTAAATTTATATACATAATTACAAAAATAATTTCTTATTAACGAAATAATCATTAAGAATTTTTACTAAATCCTCTTTATTTTTATCACTTACACCACTAAACTGACGCTTAGGAATAGTGACAGACTTGGCAAAATATTTATCTTTTCCTATTTTCCAATATAGAGCCTTGACATTTTTAGCTTTGATAACTCCACCTTCATCGTGAATCTTTGCATAAACCAAATTACTAAATACAGAAACACTATTTCCCTCTATTTTAGCTATTCCCAAAGAACCTTTAAGTGCTCCTGTATCACTTAGGATTTTTCCTTTTCTCAACTTTAATTTTTCCCAAGCGTTCCCTTCATAATCAGTTTCAGTATCAAATCTTTTCCGCATTTCGTTTTCCATATAGAATGCTACTTCATCCATCATTTCATTTTTATTAATGCTCCTCAATTTTTCCTTAAAACTTGTACTTACACTATCAAGATTGGTTGTTATACTAATTCTCATAATAATTCCTTTCATAAAAAAATCACAGAATTTTTAGCTTCTGTGATTAATTTTATCGTTATTCATATGTGCATTCTTTCTCTTCTTCCTCTGTTAGAAATCCCTCACCACTAAACTCAAATATTTCAGCAATTATTGCTTCCGCTTTCTCTTTTGGTGTCATTTTATCAAATCTCGCATTTCTTTCTTCTTGAGTTTCTTCTGGCTCAAAACCTCGCTCTTCCGCTCTCTTTAAAGCTTCTTCCAAATCCTTTATAAATTTTTCTTTTGCCACTCTTTCCACGACCTTTCTATAAATTTACCTACTTTTCTTGAAATTTCTCGTGGTTTTGGATTATTTTTATATTCACTCCATGCTTCAGCTATAAACTCCTCAACTTTTACAGTTGCATATTTGGAAAGATTTTTTGATATTACTGTTTTATTGGTTTCAAAATATTCTTTTACATCTTTGGATTTAGAAATACCCAGTAATTTATCAATTTGATGTCCAAACTCATGATCAAAAATAGATTTCATCGTATCACAGCCAACAGGTTTCCATCCGTTAGTTACTTGTCTTTTTCTTTCAGCAATAACATTGTCATAATTATTATAATAGTTTGAGTTCAATGATATTCCAGCGTATTTGTTTACTATTTTTATGATTTCATTTTCATCTGAATTATTTCCTAATTTAGCAACATGAAAAGATTCTGCCGTTCGATTGTTTTTTATATTCAATTTACCTAAAACATAATCAAGCAATTCTTTAGTTCCTTTTGCCAATTTATTATTCTTAGCATAATTTTTTAATTCTGCTTTCAATAATTCATTTCTCTTTTGCATACTTCCAACGAATTTAATTTGCTCTGCAACTTCTGGATATTTATTTTTCATAGCTGCAAGCCCACGATTCCACTCATTAGCACAACGTACATCAATACTTGTATAATCAGCTTTAACTCCTAATACTTTTTCAGCATAATTATTTGCTTCTTTTACTGTTTTTATTGTATCAATTATACTACTGTTGCCGTCTTTTTTCAATGGTTTAGTAAGTACAAAATCAGGAATATCATATTTATCGGCAAATGTATCTACTTTTTGTTTATAATTCTTTTCAAGCGTTGCTATGTACTCATCATTTCCAATATTACCAGCAAAACTTCCTACATCTTGGTTTATATCTCCGTTACCTACAACTTCATCAGGATTTACCTCATCCGCTGTCAAAGATATTGTGTAGCACCTACAATTAAATCCGTTTGGCGGAAAATACTTATCAGCTTCAGGTGTTCCTATCTTAAATATTTTCCCATTCAGCTCCCTTGTATGTTCCTGTTCTCTGCCGTCCAATGTTCCGCAATATTGATAATATGGATAACGTTCCTTGTATTTATCCATTTTCATATATATTCCCGCATTGTAAGCGTGATTCATGTTAGTTCTGAATACTGTTTTCAAATATCCCTCATTTAATGTTAAACCACTCTGAGATAAAATGTTATCCACGTCTTTTTTCCACTCTTTAAACGTTCCACCATTTTCAAGAGTATTTGACATTTGTTTAAAAATCTTTTCAGTAACATTTACATCTGTGACTTTTTTAATCCAAAAGTATTTTTGTCGTGCATACTCCATTTCGTTCTCAATATCATTATATAAAGCAGGGTATTTTTTCAGGAAATTATCAAGCGCTGCATTTCTTGTAGCCGTCCTAGTATTTGAAAATTCCACAATTTCATTATCAATCATAACAGCGTTATCAAATCCTTGCAGCATTGACATTAACAACATATCTTCTAGTGTATTATCATAATCAAACTCTAAATCATATAAATCAGAAATATCATTTGCCTTTTCTATCTTTTCACGAATAGCTTTTAATACATTTTTTTGCCATTTCTTAAAATTGTTATCAATAAATTTATCAAATCGTACTTGATTTTTCTCAATCAACTTACGTTTTTGATTTATTTTGTTAATATTCAGTTTTTTTTAGTCTTGGCAAATTCTAAATTGCTACTTTCCTTTTCAACTTCTATTAAATCAGCTTCCTTGACACCTAATATCTCAGCTATTTTGGTTTTTGTAAAGGCATAACCGCTTTCGGCTATTTTCACTATATAATTTACTTTTTCTGATATAGTTTTTGTCCTTTTGTCTTCCAGCTCAAGCGTTTCAGTTTCATCTATTTCTTCCACAAACTTAAAATAGAAATTTCCCGAATCATATCCATAAAGCTGTGCATCTATTTCTATTAACTTTTGAATCCAGTCCCTAATTTTTTTAACTTTGGATTCTATCTTATAATTCTGTTGCTCCTTATGAACTTCACCCAATGCTCTGTTCCCACTATTTCCGTCCACTCCAACAACAAGCGTACTTCCAAGTAAATATCTTTGCACTGATTTTGCTTTTTCGTTTAACAGTTCCTGGTAAATTTCAGGCTTCAAATCATCAAGCTTTATAAATTTTATAAAGTCATCTAATGATTTTTCCCCAGCACTTGGAACAGCCAGCACATCCTTACCTTTTGCAGCCTTTAAATCCTTAGCCTGCGCTTCCACATCTTTCTGTCTTGCCTTAACAACTTCTGGTGGATCTGTTTCGGCGGATGGCTCATAAGCAAATACTGTAATTATATCTCCGTATTTATCAATAATTGCATTTAATTTCGATTCCAGCCTTTCCTTAGCTGTAAATACAGGAACAAGTGGCAACAAATCCGTGCTTCCTTGCAAATTATCTAACCGCTCTTCATTAACGCAAACTAAAAAACGGCTAGGTTCACTCGCAATCGTAATTTCGCTATCACGAGTTTTAACAACCCAACCGCTATCTTTATCATACTTTATATATTTGTTTGGCAACAATATTAAATCTTTAATTACTGTATTTCCTGTATTATCTTTATCATATATTATTTCAAATATTGATTTCTTATATATTTCAGCTCTCAAAATATTCTCCAGTAACTTTGATATATTAAGATTGTTCAAACGTCGTTGAATGTTTTCGGCAACTTCCACGTATTCTGGTACATCTGTTTCAATTTTCCACTCTTTAGATGTAACCGTTTGTGTCATAAGCTGTAATGCCTGAGCAATATCCATATCCTTTAACATCTGTTCCAACAATTTATCATCAATGTTCTGTTCTCCGCTCGAAATCGAACCTAATGATATTATCTCTTTTACTAATGAACTTACTACATTTTCCCTGATACTCACATTTCCTCCTTTCTACACGCTTATAAATTTTCTAATATACCTTTTTGAATTTTGTATTAAATCATTTATAACAATTCCAGCATAACTGCATACATCAACAGCGTCATCGTGTACAGCATTCGGAAATTTTAACAACTGCTCTTCCAGCTCCAATAATTTCTCTAAATTCTTATTGAAAAATACTTTTCCATTTTCAAACATGACTGAAATATTTAATGCTCTAGTCATCTTGTCTGTATCTGCCTTTAATTCTTTTAATGGCATACCTTCACGTTTTGCCTGTTGCATTATTCCGATACCGCTGCTCTTACTTTCTATTGCCTGAAATCGTAAATTATATTTATTCCGATACTGTTTAATCACATTCCATTGATCTGGTACTTCTAATCTTTCAAGCATTAAGTCAATCAAATATAAGTTCCACTCTCTGTCGCAAATAAATGTCGCTATCGCTGTAAAATCGTTATTTTTATGTGTACTCATCGCTGTATCTATCGTTTGAAAATAAAAACAGTCTTTGACATTAACATTTTTATCATCAGCTATAATAAAATCATTTTTTACATCAAAATATTTGAAATATTGACGCTTAAATAGTCCACCATCCTCAATTTGTGGCTTCTGCTGATATAATGCTGAAAATTCACGGCTTCCTATTGCTTTTTTTATATTTTCCAGTTCACTAATTCCATATCGTTCTTCCCACAGTGGCTCGCCTACTTTTCTTCCTAGAATATCATTTTCTTCCGCTATGGCTGGCAATACAATGCTTTCAAAAGTTTCTCCAGTTCCATTTTCCATTTCCTTAACAATTCTACCAACCAAATCATCCTCGTGCCACCTAGTTTGAATTATTATTATTCCACCTCCAGGTGCTAACCTTGTACGAATAGTTGATTGATACCAAGCCCAAACTTTATCACGCTGTAATCTGCTGTTTGCGTCTTCCCTGTTTTTAAACGGATCATCTATAATTGCAATATGTGCCCCTTTACCTGTTGCACTTCCGCCTACTCCTGTACTGACAACAACCCCTCTGTGTTCTAAAATCCCCCAGTTATCACCAGCACTTTTATCTCTATCTATAACAGTGTTAAAAATCCCTGTCCCACTTTTACTGTGTTCTCTATAAGTATCCCTAGCTATTTTCCCAAAGTCCCTTGCTAAATCCATTGAGTAACTTGCGATTATAATTTCAAAATCAGGATTATTCCCAATTACCCAAGCTGGATATTTTTTAGTCATAGTTTCAGATTTTGAATGTCGTGGCGGCATACTAACAAATAATCGTGGACTTTTGCCATCCTTGACATCTTCTACAAATTGCTGTGCTTTATCCGTCAAAAATTGTATGTGCCTTGCATTCTTATATCTTCCGTTTCCGTCAAAAATAAGAAAATCCAATAAATTTCTACGTGATAGCTCCTTAACAGCTTCTAATCTTATCATTTCCATTTTATCCATTCTTACCACCAGCTAATGCTCTTAACTCCTCAGTAGTAAGTCCTGAAAGTGGATTGGTATTCACTTGTCCAGACAATTGCATTTTTTCGATATACTCACCATCCATTTTATTTAAAATATCTAATGCCTTTAATCTGTCCTGTACCTTTTCATTTCCATTTTTAATAACTTCTGTTAAAAACTCTCGTCTTTCAGTAGCTGTCATTATTCTACTTGTCTTTGCTTTTTCTTGAAGTTCTTTTATATAATTTTTTATGTTGGTTTTTGTTAAGTTTTCACTTCCAATAAATCTAGCATTCTTTTCTTTATACCCAGCCTTTATTGCGGATTCAGTAGCATTTCCACTAGCTACATAAAACTCACAAAAAGACTTCTGCCTTGCATTTAATTTCAATGCTACCACCTCCTTCTGTAACAAAAAAAGACAGCTTTCAAACTGCCTTATGCTTATATATAAAATCAAGGATTCAATGACAAGTACTTAACTCATACTCTTTCATCTTGACATATTATAACATATTAAAAATTATATACAAGGACAAAAAAGTGACAATTTTTAATTCAATATACTTTTTAATACATCATCTGAAAAAATAATGAGCTGTAATTGCCTAATCATATAATTCTTATGTCTTTTAGCTGTTCTCTCACTTATATCCAAACTTTCAGCTATATATTCAAATGTCAAATCATCAAAATACTTCATCTCAATTATCTTATAATATTTATTATTTCTAATCGTATCTAAAGCCCTCTCAACCATATTAACCACATTTTCTATCCTTGCAATCTCTTCTTCTAATTTTTCTATCTTATTTTCTACCTTTTCTAGTTCAGATAAATATACTTTACTAGCCTGGACATTAACCTCTGTTTTCTTTTTCTGAATTGATATACCCTCTTTCTTCAAATCTTCTATAAGCATATTTTTAGAATCAATAGCACCTTTCAGTAATGCTAATTCAGATAATAATTTTTCTGTCTTTTGAAATGGTGTTAATTGTTTTTCTGTTTTTATTTCCTTATCTTTCTTCATCTTTTCCAATATCTTATCTGCTATTCTGTCTATATCTTTTTCTTTCATTTGTTTTTATTTTTCCTTTCTTGTTTTTTGCAATTAAAAAAGACCAGTTTTATTTGGTCTTTGTTGATTTTCTTTGTTTTTTGAACGTTTTTATAATTGTTGCACATATATCTATTATTTCGTCTATAAGATAAAAAATATCTTTAAAGTTTTCGTAATAAGGTTCTTTGTTTTGTTCAAGAATTATTTTTTTACCTTTTATCTCTAATTCAATATTTTTTCCTTTGTTTTTACCATTATTATGTACTGTATTTCGCATTTTACTTCCAAAATTTAAAACTTCTTTATCGTTTTTTATATTTCTATTTTTGTCATAATCTAATTTTATTGTTTTAAAAATATAATTTATTTTATCAGAAAATGATACAAATTGTTTTTTCGTAAACTTTTCCTTATTTTTTGATATTTCTAATAAAATTTGTTCAGAATTTTCAAAATCATTCAAACTTTCTTTTAATATTTTTTCTATTTTTTTCCAATTACTTTCTTTTAGTTCGTTTCTTATTTTTTCATCAATTGCGGTGCACAACAAAGTTATTGTATTTTCAAAGTCTGACCAAAAATTAATAAAAAAATCATATAAAAAACTTGTAAACAATTCGTTAAAATGATTAGAACTCAAACTACCTATGTACCTACTTAAACAAGCACTTTTTATTTCGCTGTAATTCTCTTTTTGAAACACTGCTATACTCAAAGGTATTAATAATTTGTTCTCGTTTGATTGTGCCATCTCTTCTTTTGTCATATAATATAAAAATTTTGCGAATGTACTCTGAATATTTTTTAAAAAATTTTTAAAATCTTCATCTTCTTCAGTTTCAATTGCATCATTTATAACTGATACATATGCAAAAAGTTTTTTTATCCATTCAAAATAATAACAATCATAAATATATTTTTCTTTATTATATTCAAATTTAAAACGTTTTTCCATAAATTTCTCCTAGTACAATATAATATATATTATACCTCAAAACCAAAAATATTCAACTGTCATTGTCCTAATTTTCAAAACTTTTTCTAAAAATCACATTTCTTCAATTTATGATTTTCTTCTATATCCTCATATTTTAAAATTGACGATACCTCGTGTATGCTTCCGTTTTCAAATTTCAGATATATTTTTTTACTTGTTTTAGATTTTAACTTTTTGATAACTTTATATTGCCTACACTCTTGCTGAAATTTCTCATAATATGTGCTGCAACTTACAGTTATTCCTGAAAGTCCTATTAACAATAATTTTTTCATTTCAATTCTCTTTCTTAAATTATTTTAAATCCATTTCGATACCCACATACCGAATGCAAAACTTAGAACTAATTTACTTAAATCCAAAAAATCTTTAGCTTGTGAAATTTGTGCAGCACCTATAACTATAAATATAAAAGCAAATACTATCCTTATTACTTTTTTTGACATTTCAAATCCTCCTAAATTTTATCGTTTTCTCGACATCATCCAAACGTTCTTTATACCATTTTGCTGACATCAGCAATATGTTTTTTTGTTAATTTCAACAAAATAGTTTTACCCCGGATCTATTATTTTCAATAAAAATTCATACAACCCATAAGCCATAAGTATTCCAAAACCTAAACTCGCTAATGCTTCTAATGTATCATAATTTTTCATCCTTTCTGCTGCATTTTCAAATATTGTAGCAATAAGTGCAATCCAAAGTAAAATTGGCACTAACAATATTAGTAATATCACTATTTTCATATCTCCTCCTAATCTTTTTCTAACAAAAATGATTTTTCACGACTGAACTTTATTTTTCTTCATAAATTTCTAAAGTTCCTTGAATTTCATCATCTTCAATTACAAACGTTCTACTATTTGTAGTTTTGTAATAAAATAATGTAAATCCATCGCCATCTTCTTTTTTCTTGTCTGATTCAAGCAGTTGACACATTTCAATCAGAAGTCCTTTTTCTAACAAATTATTATCCCAAACTTCTAAAAAAATTCTTTCATAATCTTTTCTTTCTTTATCAGTCATTCTTTATCCTCCTTAAACGCCTTAAAATGATTTTTGTAAATCTTTTTCAATTCTTTTATCTGTTCATAATCCAAATAAATACCCCTCACATTATACTTTCTTTCAAATGTCTGAACTCCCCAATTATGTTTCTGATTGTGATGTAGTCTACACAATGAAATATACCGACCTTCCTGTCCAGTGTCTTTTTTATAAGTTCCATGAGTGCTTGCGATTGAATCCCAATGTTCCAAATCTATACTACTATTTTCTGTATGATATTTTCCACATACAGCACATTTTCTATGTTTCAGCATAGAATAAATATATTTTTCTTCATTTTGTTGTTTATACAGCATTTGCATTTCTTCCCACATTGCTATATCATTTTGGAGAAAATAATCAAATAAATAATTAGTAAAGGCTATTGCTCCATTATTACTCATCATATCAAGTTTTAGACTGAATGTGCCTGTAAGAGTTAATAAAAATCTTTGCATTTCTTCCCGGACAAAATCTATCAAATCATTTGTTACAATATTTATCTTGGTTTCCTTAGTATAATTCTTATCTAAAACTTCGTTCAGTCTGATTCTTAATTTTTCTTCTATATTTTTAAAAGGCTTGTAACCTTTCAAATTAATTCCGCTATGCTTAATATAAAGTTTTTTCAAGTCTTCCTTTGCCTTGTATAAAAAATAATCGGAAATGGCAGGCTTTTGCTTGCTAGTCTGCCAATTTATGTCTACACCTTTCAAATGATAGGCATAGCAGTCTATGAACCAGTATATTAATTTTTGGTTTTCCCTGCTCATTCTTTTAGACATCCAAGTTTCCTTTCCGCCAAGCGTGTCTAAAATTCATATATCCTACAAACCTTTTCTTTTTAGTTTCCTCGTTTGGCTCATATTCCTTGTCTGAATTTTGGATTTTCTGGCGACTTTTAACTATGTTGTTAATTGAATATCTGTCATATATCTTTGCCGCCTGATCCTGCGTTATTATTCCGTCTTCAACTAATATAAGACAC